TGCTGCCTGCAACTTCACTCAAATACTTGCATATCTCTTGCAAGATGACCACTTGACGTTGCACAATAGTTTTGTTGTGGCTCCATTCGGCCACTTGCTTGAGTCCTGGCAATTCAAACACCTGTAAGGCAGCAGGGTCTCCTCCAGTGCCCAGACTGGGATCCAGGCCCACAACATAGGTACAACCTTTTTCAGGTTTTTTGTACCAACGTATCTGTCCCTGTCGCTCTATGGGCTCTATGCCGGCCATCTCTACCAGGTGCAAGGGATTGATCAAGGTCTCATCAAAGATAATGAATTCACATTCCATTTCACGACGGAAACGTTCTTCGCCCAGTTGTGCTCGCATCTGTTTGGCCCAGGCTTCATCTCTGCCCGGAGTTTCTTGCCATTTACTAGAGAAGGCTTTGAAACCATTTTTGCCTAGTGGCGTTGTGTTACCGTATTCGTCAAAGCAATCGTTGGCGGCACGCCATATCTGTGCAAACTGGTCTTCATCCGAGTTGGGAGTTGAAGTAATAATACACTTACCACCAGTACTCAATGTAGGAGTAATCGAAGTCCAAAACTCTGATGCAATAGTGGGTCTTACGAATGCAAACTCATCACAGTACAGGAGCGATATGGACATACCACGACCTGTGTTTTCTGTTGTTGTTTGGCTTACTATACGACTACCGTTTTCAAAGTCCAATGACCCTTTATTGTAACTTGTGACCCCGGCACGTATAAAGTCCGGACAGTTTTCATAACTGTATCGGATACGTTGCATAATCTCCTGTGCACCCAAATACTTGTGGGCAGCAACTAAAATAGTACTATCTGGAATAAACATCGCAAACCATAACAGGTATCCTGCGGCACTGATTGTTTTACCAGTCTGTCTAGGCATTAGACTGATACTGAATCTATTACTGTGATACGCATCAATTAGTCGTATTTGATATTCGTAGGGCTTGTATTGTATTGATCCTCGAGTGGGGTGTTGAATAAAAAAGTAGTTGGTCATGAAATATTCAGGACCGGTAACCGGATCGGCACATCGTGCAAATTCGATGATCTGCTCCTCGGTCATACTCATCGCTTTGTATGGACTTCGGATAATTGCTGTTTCTAAATCCTTGCTCATTTGTAATATTTTTGTTATAATATATGTATATTTAACTTTCTACAAAATAAATATTTAAAATGAGTGATACTCTTCTATTAAATTCAAATTTTGAGCCCATTTCTATATTACCACTTAGTGTAATAGATTGGCAACATGCTATCAAACTGATGTTTTTGGGCCGGGTCAACGTGATTGAAACCTATCCTGATTGGCTGATTCGCAGCGAGAAACTGACTATAAACGTACCATCGGTTTGTGTTACCAAAGATTACTTTCAATACAAAAAGGGTGTACGCTTTAGCCGTTACAACATGTACCTACGTGACTTGTTTCAATGTCAATACTGCGGAGACACCTTTGATTTTGAAGACTTAACCATTGACCATGTGGTGCCTAGAGTGGCTGGTGGTAAAACCAATTGGACTAACTGTTGTACTGCTTGTAAAACTTGTAACTTTAATAAAGGTAGTAAAACAAATATTAAACCAATGAGAATGCCGTATAAACCCGATTATTATTCGCTGGTTAAGAAATGGAAGGATATGCCATTTACAGTTAGACAAGAATCGTGGAATCAGTATTTAGGAGTCCAGAAAAAAGTGGCTTAAACTTGCACTTATCTCCATGCCATCTAGTGTGATTGTGCGAATCAACTTCTTTTTCACAATATTGGCATTTTAATATTTTTCGAGGAGGCTTCTTTTTTCCAAAATTTGGGCATAAAGGGCCTTTCTTTCCAAACATAGGATTTAGTTTACCTTGTCTTGCTATACTCTTTTTAAGTCGTGTTTCGTCTGAATCTTTGATTCCTGTTTTTGTTTTACTTATTTTTAGTGCAGTATCTTTTTTAAACGCCTTGCCTCCAAAATTTGGATTCTTGTTTCCGGTAAACATTCCTTTGCGTTTTTCTCTAGTAGATTGCGACATTATAATACCTGAACTACCATCGCCCCCATCAGTTCGGTTGTGCAATATTCCAGAATTAATATCTTTTCTACCGTACCAACGTATCATTCTTCTTTCAATTGCACAAGCCCCAACATCAGTTAAATTTTGTTCTAATATAACTATCTTGGTTTTATCTTTAGGAATAGATACGCTATGTCGACCTTTAAATGCTCGATTGCCTTTGCCTTTACCTATGTAGTACGGGGTTGAATCGGATTTACGCAAGTATGCGTAAACATAATAAATATTCATGCTGGTGTTCCTTAATAACATTAGAGTAGTTGGATATTCCACTATCGCGAACTACATTTTATTTATGCTTCGCTAGGCGCTTCGCCAGCACGATATCTTGGACGATACTCAGGATGTTGTTTTAGATATTTCTCAACGTGTGCTCGTAAACTGCCGTTGAGATAGGGTCTAGTAAAGTTAATTATAAACCACAAGTCAGTTCCGGGTTGTACTGCGTACTCACGCATCAGCTCATTGCGTTCATTGGCCGTAACCGATATGTTGCTACCTACCGGACTGGTTATGCCATCTTCGATGGCACGTGGAGTTGTTGCTATTCCACCACCGCCTGCATCGGCTTCTAGTAGACTGGGTACTCCGGCTAGACGTTTGAGTTCGGCTAGGTCTTGAGCATCCATTACAGCGTCCACATCACCAGTTTCACCTTGGTGTACAAAGTTGGCACTGGTAATGCGATACTGTTTCATTAGGCTTTCTTTTTGATACTTTCGTATTCTCTAGCCAAACGTGCTTCAAGTTTGATCACACTTTCGTTCTTGGCTGGTTTGGCCAAAGCATTGTCACCGTTCTTGAATGTGGGGCGATCTGGATGCATGGCTTTTTCACCTGCATCGCCTTCGCCAGGATTCATTGTGCTATTCTTTAACGAAAAGTATTTGTTAGAATGAGCATTGCCTAGATATTCTTCTTCGGGCTCGTCTACAGGCGCATCAGCCTCGTCTAAATGATCATTATGATCATGACCGTGAACTGGACAATTTTCCTCGCCTTTGTCATCGCAACAACATTTATCCTCGTCCTCGTTGATTTCACTTACTTGTAATCCGGCCAACTTGGCTAGCTCATTTAGTGCAGCATTTTCTTTCTTGATCTCACCAGTAGGCTTGCCGTCGATTTTGATTTCCTCACCGGGCGGAGTCTGTTGTACTGCTAGTCCAAATGCGTTGCCTTCGTCTATGCCCAAATCTTCGGCAAAACGTCGAGCAATGAATTCGGATGCATCAGCATCATAATTGCGAATTTCACCCTTGTTGAAATAGTAGTCCCATAAGTCACTTTCTAAATCATAATCTAGTTCACCGCCTTGTTTGAAATGTTCAACTGCGTCGGTATGACCGTGTATGATATTGGCTAACTCATCGTCACTTTCTTTGACTGGGAAAGTTTTGCCACCTAAGGTAAAATGATCTTCGCCAGCTTCTTTGGCCTTTTCATCTTTGTAGTGCATGATGCCGGCGCCTTCGTCAGTGATACCGGCCAACTTGGCTAGTTCATCTAGTTCGTCATGAACCGCTGGCTTGGGTGCATCCAGTTTAGGTGGATGCATACTACGTGCAGCATCTTGTGCTTGTACGCTACTTGGAGTCAACGGAGCAGCTCCTGCGGCCTTGCGTTGTACTGCTGGTACTTCGTACGGTACTGGGCCTGCTTCATCCATGTGATGTCTGTGCAACTGCATGGCACCATTCAATAGGTCACTGCACTCACCAGTCATCTGATATTTCTTGTAGTGGTCATTGAGAGTGTTCATGCACTCGTCCATGCCCATGCCATGCTTCTTGGCCAAGGCTTGAAAGTTCATGCTTTCGTTAACTGTGTCAATGTTGCCTTTGCCTGATATCTTGGTACCTTTTTTACCTTTTGG